AATCTGTATTTCTCGACCACGAACATTAATCGATGTGAGAATCGTATTTTTTCCATTGAGGATACGCCTGACGTATGTGTATTTACTGCGTGTGAAGCGTCTATGGCGATTCCCTTGCTATTCACGCCGATTGTGATTGATGACGAGTATTACTATGATGGGGCTTTTACGAATAACTTTCCGATTAAAATATTTTCCCACATATCGAAAGAGAATATCATTGCGATGCTCTTGTATAAAGAGAGAGCCGAATACGTGCCGACGAAAACGAAAATCAACATCTTTTATATCCTACAACAAATCTGTAAAATGTTTGAGATATTACGCGTCAATCAAGTAACCATCAATGAACTCAATGCTGACGACAAGGACTACTATTTTATGCCTAAAAATATAACTATGAAGTATTCGATGAATGTGATTGTCAATCGCAGGGGGGTGCGTTTAGATTTGTCGGCGGAACAGATAGACGAGATGATATTACACGGGTTCAGTTGTATGGCAGAGTATATCGATAAACGCAAAGCGTTATTGTATGAGAAGAATAAGGTGCGACTATGCGACACTGCGGAATTGTTGGGGTGATACGAGTCTTGACGAGTCTTGACGAGTCTTGACGAGTCTTGACGAGTCTTGACGAGTCTTGACGAGTCTTGACGAGTCTTGTTTGTAAGACTCTTGGGCGAGGTGGCGAAGCCGAAACCGAAGTAATGAAGCGATGTCTTTTACAAAATTGTTCTACATTCTCTAATTCTACACCTTTATAAGGTGGTATCGGCGAGTTTGAGATATTTTGCTGTTTTTTGTATCCCTTATCTTTACAATATTTATCCGCAGTAGGTAGCGTTCGCTGCGTTCGCTGCGTTTCTAAATCATATAATTCTTGTAAAACTCGATGCTCTAATTGCCGTAAATCTTTTAACAGTTGTATTTTTTGTTCCATTTGTTGCCTTAGCATTTGCTGTGTTGAGCGAGAAGAGGAGCGAGTGTTCGTTAATGCGTTTCTAACGGCACTTGACATTCTAATATATATAATAATACTATATTATAGTATATATTATATTAAAAATGAATGCGAATGCTAATGCTAATGGCGAACCCTATATATTCCTCTTAGATTTGGACGGGACTATCATAGGCGATTGTAGTTATCAATGCGACATCTATAATATTCAGGAGATTATCAAGAAAAACATAACCATCAAGAATCACAACATCCAGTTGGGGGATTTGACGAAGTATAAGACGACGTGCGACAAGATGCTCGAAAAATGCTACGATTTACAGTCGAAATTGCTAAGACCCCACTTCGCAACCTTTATGTCCGAGATGAAAAAGAGGTTCGTGAACTGCTACTTTTTTATTTATACGGCGTCTGAGAAAACGTGGGCGAATAAAGAGATACTGATAATCGAAAAGCAGAACAACATCAAGTTCAATCGCCCCATCTTTACCCGCGACAACTGCTTAAAGGATGCGTCAGGTAATATTCGAAAATCCGTTCATAAGATACTACCGCAACTATTAAAAGCGATGAAGATGCCTAAGACACACGCTATCACGAATCATATCATAGTTGTCGATAACAACCCGACGTTCGTGGATTATACCGACAACCTGCTTATCTGCCCCACATACGATTACCTGAAATTTCATAATCTATGGGAGAATATCCCGCAAGAATACGCGAAAATATCCGAGTTGAAGCATTTCGTATCACGGCTCATCTCCAATAAAAAAATGTATATCCGAAACAACCCGTCGAATACAATCGTATTGGAGAAATTACACCGATGGCTCTATCGCAAATATAAAAAAATAAATAACTACAATATGAAGTTCGCAAACGACACCTTCTGGCTTAACCTCGCGACTCTCATCAAACACCACAACATCACGGCGTTTAATAAAAAAACCGTTTCTATGCTTTCAAAAAGCATATAAGGAAGGAGCGAAGCGACGAAGCCGTTTCACGGCATAGCATATAAATAGATGACGCATAGTATTATATTATATTATATACCTATTTTTGAATTATGGATGTTCCTGCTAACGCTACTGCTTCTACCTATATCAGTTTCGATATCGGGATTAAGAATCTCGCATTGTGTATCTTGGAAAAGACGGAGGAAGAAATCCACATATTAGACTGGCGTATCATCTCGTTAGCCGAGAAGAAAAAGGATATCAAGGGGATTGACGACATCGCAGAGCGGATATATGTAGAACTCGATAATGTCGTCGGTTTCTTAAAGGGTAAGGGGATTGAGAACATAGACTATGTGTTGATTGAGAACCAACCGTCCAACCTAAACGGGATGATGAAGTCCATTCAATACATCATCTATTGCTATTTCAGTCTCCTTAAATACTGGGACAAAATCGTCGAGAACGTGGTGCTTGTGAATGCGGGACTGAAAACGAAGACGCACGATTTCAAACCAGACATCCAAGTTAAAATGGAAGAGACTACAAAGTCCGCAAAGAACATTAAGGGGTTTCGCAACGATAAATATAAAATGAATAAGCGGACGAGCATCGAAATCTGTAAAAACTACATTAAAGATGATGCGACGCTATGCGAAATCTTTGACGACAACAAGAAGAAAGACGACTTGTGCGATGCGTGTCTCCAAGCGGTCGCATATATACGGACGGCGGCTACTGTTGCGAATGCGGCGGATAAAACAAAATATAATAAAGTATCCTTTAAGGAAGTCGCAGACGTATCCGCTGTCTCCTTAGTTGCTTGACAGGCTTGACGGGCTTCTTTTTATTAGTATCCTTAGGTTTCTTAGTATCCTTAGGTTTCTTAGTATCCTTAGGTTTATTTTTTGGTATTTTAGGAATACGCCCACCAGATACTTTATGTTCTATCTTTTTTCGGTATTTTAGCGGTAATTCGGGTGATACATTAGGTTCTTTATATTCCATATTTCGGTTATCTCGGTAATCTCGGTTATATTTAATATTGTGTGGTTTAGGTTTAGGTGATACCTTAGGTGTTTTAGGTGCTACCTTAGGCTTCATAAGTTCATCATAGTAATTTACAAGTTGGGAATAGCGAACAGGAAATGTAGTCGATTTAAACTTATAGACTGTAATAAGTTCGGACAAAAGCGTTATATATTCTTCACGGTTCGATAGTAAATCTTTTATTTGTTTAATGGTTTGTTCTATTAACGGGACGTTTTTAATGTCCTTTAAATAATAAGCAATTATATCGACACTATCAAAGACGGCATCCGTGATTGTAATGAACTCGTGTAGGTCATTTTGTGAATAATCAAATAATGTATGCGAAGTTGGCGAAGTCGGCGACGACGCTGGTGCTATTTTTTTGGAACTGGATAGACTGAAACGACTACTCCTCTTTTCGGATGTTATATTGGTAGCACGAGAAAAAGTTTCAAATCTATCTTTTGCTTTATTAAACGTATCTTTTATTGTTTCAAAAGTCGCTTTAAACTCTGCGTATTCCGCTACACACGCTACCAATATATTTTCAATAATTGTTAGAAACGATGTTATACGTTTGTTCTCTGCGACTATCTTAGCACGTATATCCTTATCGGTCAAGGGTTTAAATAATTTAAATAAACCGTCATCAGGAAATAACCCTTTTCTTATTTCAGATTCCGCGATGGTGGCTTGTCTAACGACGCCATCAACATTGTATATTCTGATAACATTATTCGTATTTGTTTTGCGTCTCTTCGCTTGTTTAAATAACATATCTAAATGTTCTCTTTGTATGTCATTTTTTACACCCCATTTGCTATACGTCCATTGTGTCGGTTGCTTACTTAATGCGTATATCTTTTCAACCTCTTTACTTTGTGATATAGGTAAGGATATATATAATAATATATCAAATATTCTCATAGCAAAATGATTGAAATACCGTGTTCTCAATTCGATATAATAGATAACCAATATCTTCCTTTCTTGAATTTCATCTCTTTGCGGAATAATAGCCTTCATCAACCTCGCTTCTCCTGCTGCGTCCATATATGTTATCTATCTATTAAAAGATTTTATAATATCTTCTTTCTCTTTAATTTTGTTATAAGTTCCTTCTTCTTATAAATAATACGCACACCATCTTTCGTCGTCGAAAGTTTAATTTGGTTGGCTTTACATAGTCCCCTGATGTCCTTCATATTCATATCCGCACCACGATTTAATTTAGTGGGCTTCTTCGTGGGGTCTGTGGGTTTCTTCGCGGGTTTCTTAGGGTCTGTGGTGGGCTTTTTCTTAGGGTCTGTGGGTTTCTTCTTGGCGTCTGTGGTGGGCTTTTTCTTAGGGTCTGTGGGTTTCTTCTTGGGGTCTGTGGTTGACTTTTTCTTGGCGTCTGTGGTGGGCTTTTTCTTAGGGTCTGTGGGTTTCTTCTTGGGG